GTATGGAATTTGATAACGGAAGTCGTATTGTAGCACAAGCAACAACTGAAAACACAGGACGTGGTCTATCACTTACATTAGTATACTTAGACGAGTTTGCATTTGTCCCACCAAGAATAGCACAAGAGTTTTGGACATCTTTGTCACCTACACTATCAACAGGTGGTAAGTGTATGATTACAAGTACACCAAACCAAGACAATGATCAATTTGCACAGATATGGAAACAAGCAACAAAAACAATGGATGAATATGGTAATGAACAAGAACTAGGAATTAACGGTTTTAAAAGTATTAAAGTAGATTGGCAAGAACATCCAGATAGAGATGAGGAATGGGCTAAAGAAGAAGCCGCCAAAATAGGTGAAGAACGTTTTAGACGTGAGCATGGTTGTGAATTTATTACTGCTGATGAAACATTAATTAACCAATTAAAACTAGTATCAATGGAAAGTATTGATCCACATAAACGCACAGGGCAAGTAAGATGGTACAAACCTATTGTAAAAGGACGTACATACGTTATCGGATTGGATCCTAGTTTAGGTACTGGCGGAGATAATAGTGCTATACAAGTATTTGAGATGCCAGGTATGAAACAAGTAGCAGAATGGATGCACAATAAAACGCCAGTCACTGATCAAATTAGAATACTTAAAAGTATAGCACAAAGCATACAAGAAGAATCACCAGATAGTGAAATTTATTGGAGTGTTGAAAACAATACACTTGGAGAAGCCGCTCTTGTAGTAATTGCTGAAATGGGCGAAGATAATATACCAGGAACTTTTATCAGTCAACCTAGAGCGGCAAACAGAGCATATAGAAAAGGTTTTACAACTACAAACAAAAGTAAATTAGCGGCTTGTAGTAAATTCAAAAATTGGATTGAAACTGATAAGATGACAATTTACAGTCATGTGCTTTTACAAGAAATAAAAACATTTATAGCAAGAGGAAGTAGTTACAGTGCTAAAGATGGTGAAAAAGATGATTTAGTAATGGCTGTGTTATTGGTAGTTAGAATTGCACAGCAAATTGCACAATATGACGAAAATGCATATGATGAACTTCGAGATACCTTCAGTGATGAGGAAGCTGTTGAACCTATGCCATTTGTGTTTCTAACATAAATACATTAAAGGATATGTTATGATTAATAGTGATACTATTGCAACTGATATTTTTAAAATTTTAAAAGGCAGTGGACAAGTTGTAAAACTTTTTACTGACGAAGGAGAAAATACAATCGATCAAGCTAAAGCTAGAAGATTTTATATGCCTAACTTGGGTAGTATGGTAAACCTTGATGAAACAGATAGTAAACGTGAATTAAGAGTAAGTATTAATCGTAATACAGAACTTAGTGAATTAAAAGATACATTAGATCAATTAAAAAAATTAGCAAACAGGAGTATAATAGAGTATACACTTAAAGGTTTTACAAAACGAATAACTCCGAAAGACCAAGATTACCAAGCACAAAAGGTGAGAGACATGAAAATAGAAGAAGGTATTAGCCCTGCTTATGGTACTAGCAAAAGCAGTTATCAAAAGTTAGAAAGTGCTAAACTTATTATTAAACACACAAAACCAGTGAACGAAGAATCACGTGGAAGTAGAAGTAGGAACATCAATGCAATCTATATTGAAAATGCAGATGGTGAACGTTACAAAATGCCAACAAACAATCTAGCAGGTGGAAGAGCCATGCTTAGACATGTAAAAGAAGGTGGCATACCACATGATGAATTTGGAAAACATATTCAAGAACAAACTGTAGAACTAAAAAAACTTAAAGAGTTTGCAAACTACAGTAAACGCAACAACTTGGTAAACGAAGATACAGCAGATATTGTGGAAGCAGTCTCTAACCGCATTGCTAGTATCAGAGAAACAATTAATAGGATTAAAGGCGTCAAAGCATATAATGAAGCAAAAGATGCATTTGAAGCAAAAGAAGTAAAAATTAATGAAACAGATCGCAACAAACTACGCAGTCAGTTTACAGTGCGTTCATTTGATGAAAGTTTAGATGAAGCACTACCGTATGTAAATGCATTAGTCAAAGAAATGAAAGCTATTCGAGAAGCTGATGAATTTGCAACACAAACATTAAATGACCTTATTAGTACAATAGACAAAATGGATACAGTTAGACTACGTAAGGGCACTAATGTAAAAAGTGATCCAGAGAATCCGTTGGTAAGTAAAAAACTTGCAAACATGCCAATTAACACACAGTTAGGTGCAGTAGCAAGTTATTTGAGTACTGTTATCGATGGTGGTAAGGATCAGGATCAACTTTCAATTTTACTTGCAAGATTTGATGATGTGGTTGACAATGTTAAAGATGGTGCTATGCTTAAGAAAGCAATCGGTGCTATTAAAACATTAATGCCCAAGTTAACTGCAACAGCAAGTGAATCTACAGGTGTAGCTAGTGATGAATACTACAAACAAACATTCGAAGGTATATTTAACAAATACGAATTTAATAAACTTTTTGGTTGACAACAACACTAATTACACATATACTAGTGACTATACGTAAGTAGTCACGAGGCATACTTAGGCATAACATAGGCAAAATATAGGAGAAAAACTATGGCAACATTGGCAGAAATTCGTGCAAAATTGCAAGAGCAAGAATCAAGCGGCGGACGAGGTTCGCAAACAGGTGGCGATAACGCTATCTTTCCATTTTGGAATATCCCAGAAAATTCAACAACAGTACTTCGCTTTTTACCAGATGGTGATACAAGCAATACTTACTTTTGGCGTGAGCGTCAAATGATTCGTTTAGAATTTGCTGGCATTAAAGGACAAGCAGATAGCCGTAAGGTTACTGTAAACGTTCCATGTAATGAAATGTGGGGACCAGTGGGCAGTTGTCCAGTACTATCAGAAGTACGCCCTTGGTTTAAAGATCCTAAACTTGAAGATATGGGTCGTAAATATTGGAAAAAACGTTCGTATGTTTTCCAAGGCTTTGTAACTGAAAGCAGTTTACAAGAAGATACTACACCCGAAAATCCTATCCGTAGATTCGTTATTAATCCAAGCATTTTTAATATTATTAAAGGTGCACTAATGGATAGTGACTTTACTGAACTTCCAACGGATATTGAGCAAGGTACTGACTTTCGTCTTACTAAGACAACTAAAGGTCAATATGCAGACTATTCAACTAGTAGTTGGGCTAGGCGTGAACGTAGCTTAGATAGCAATGAGAGAGCGGCAATTGATTCGCATGGCTTGTTTAATCTCAATGATTATCTTCCAAAGCAACCAAGTGAAGAAGAACTTGGTGTAATTGGTAAAATGTTCGAAGCCAGTGTAGATGGTCAAATGTATGATCCAGATTTATGGAGCAATTATTATAGACCAGCCGGAGTGCAACTTCCACAAAGTTCTGCTTCGAGTGCGCCAGCACCTAGTGCACCAGCACCACAAGCGGCACCTGCTCCAGTAGCAGAAACTCCTGCTCCAGTTACTCCACCTGCACAACAGGAAAAAGTAGCAGAAGCAGTGGCGGCAACTGCGCCAGCTAGTGCTGAAGGTGAAAAGCCAAGTGCCCAAGACATTTTGGCGGCAATTAGAAATCGCAACAACTAATCATTAAAAACTATTCGTAGGCGGCATATAGTCGCCTACTGTGGCTTTATGGAGAAATTAATGGCAAAACCTTTTGACGTAAGTAAATTCCGCAAAAGTATTACAAAGAGTGTACCTGGACTCAGTAGCGGATTTAGAGATCCTGACACATGGATCTCAACAGGTAATTATACACTGAACAAATTAATTAGTGGTGATTTTAGCAAGGGTGTACCCCTTGGCAAAGTTACAGTATTTGCAGGTGAATCGGGTGCAGGTAAAAGTTTTATTTGTGCAGGTAACTTAATTAGAGAAGCACAAAAGCAAGGTATCTTTTGTGTGCTTATTGATAGTGAAAATGCACTAGATGAAAAATGGTTACAAGCACTAGATGTAGATACTAGCGAAGATACATTAATGAAACTTAATGTAGCAATGATTGATGAAGTTGCTAAAGTTATCAGTGAGTTTATGAAAGACTACAAAGCAAGTTATGCTGACAAGGAAGATGAAGATCGACCTAAAGTATTGTTTGTAATTGACAGTTTAGGCATGATGCTTACTCCTACAGACGTAGATCAATTTACTAAAGGTGATATGAAGGGTGACTTAGGTCGTAAACCTAAAGCACTTACTGCACTTGTAAGAAACTGTGTAAACATGTTTGGTGATTATAATGTAGGATTAGTTGCAACTAACCATACATATGCATCGCAGGATATGTTTGATCCAGATGATAAGATCTCAGGTGGACAAGGCTTTATCTATGCATCAAGTATTGTTGTTGCAATGCGTAAATTGAAACTCAAAGAAGATGAAGATGGCAACAAAGTTACTGATGTTCGTGGTATTAGAGCGGCGTGTAAAGTAATGAAAACACGTTTTGCTAAACCTTTTGAAAGTGTACAGATCAAAATTCCATATGAAACAGGAATGAATCCTTACAGTGGATTTGTTGATTTATGTGAAAAACTTGAACTTCTAAAGAAAACTGGTAACCGTTTGGAGTATACAAGTCCAGTTACTGGTGAAGTACTAACACAATTCCGAAAAGCATGGGAATCTAATACAGAAGGATGTTTGGATCTCATAATGACCGAATGGGGTAAAAAAGACTTACCTGAGCTAAATATCCAGGAACAAGAAGTCTTACTTGAGGAAGAATTAGTACATGAAAATGAGTGATTCAGAGGTAGCCGCATACATTGATATGTGGCTATCTATTAAAACTTATATAAACGTCAAAGACAGAGAAATCGCTTGCGAAAAGTTTCTAGCAGTAATTAATGAAAACATCTGCGATTTAAGCGAAGTAGGAGATGAATGGTTTGGATTTGACTCAACACTTGACAGAGTAATCAGAGACAGTTATTATGAAGATGTATATGATAACATGGATGAAGACTCAGATGAATATGATGATTGGTAAATGAGCTGGTATAGCAAAGTACGCCAGGATATAGCTAATATAGTTCCTGCAATTCAACATTTTGAAACTCAACTAAACGAAGCAAGATTAGACTGCGGACTTAAAGGTAACGTAGAAAAACATTCACGTGACATGCCTGGTATAGTTGAATATCGTTTTAATCAGTTACAAGAACTAGAAGCAATCCTAGAATATCTCAATATTGAGATGCGTAAGATAAAAACAAAGCATTACAAAAAATATCTTGAAGGATACAATAAAGCATTATCAAGTAGAGATGCTGACAAATATGCTGAAGGTGAAGATGAAGTAATTGACCAACAACATATTGTTAATGAAGTAGCTCTAATTAGAAATAAGTTTATAGGACTTATAAAAGCTATAGATGCAAAACAATTTCAAATCAACAATATTGTGAAACTCAGAGCGGCTGGCTTAGAGGATGTAAGTTTATGATAGTAGTATTCTGTTTGCCAGGTAATAGCTACAGTGGTGACTTTTTAAAATCATTTACAGGGTTATGGACATGGTGTTTACAAAATAATATCCAACCCGTACTCAGTCAACAACACAGTAGTATGGTAAATTTTGCTCGTTGTTTAGTAGCAGGTGCTGATGTAACACATGGTCCTAAGCAAAAACCATTTAATGGTGGTCATTATGATTATATGATGTGGATAGATAGTGATCAAACATTTACCGTAGAGAACTTCAAAAAACTACTAAGCATGCAATGTGATGTAGCAAGTGGTTGGTATAGTCAACCTCATGGATTTACACCAGTTGTAGAAAAACTGGATGATGAATACTTCGCTAAAAATGGACATTATCAGTTCATAAAAACAGACGAGATGCTAGAACGTAAGTTTGCTTTCAAAGCAGATTACATAGGTTTTGGCTGGGTATTAGTTAAACAAGGTGTATTTGAACAAATGGATTATCCTTGGTTTGCACCTAAAAAACTTAAAATTCCACAAGGATATGAAATGTGCAGTGAAGATGTTGCTTGGTGTTTGGATGCAAAAGCACTAGGCATAGACATTTATGTAGATCCACAAATACATGTTGGGCATGAAAAAACACAAATAATTTAAAAAAATGC